TGCCCTTGACCTATTCATTGATGACATTAAAAGGTTTGAATTAGATGCTTTTGTTAGGGAACAATTTCCTGAGTGGATGGACGAGTATTATGATTTTACTTGGGACACAGAAGATGATAATGGGGACTTTATTGTTTATGTTACATTACTAGTTTAAACAACAGAGATATGTACGATTTAGAGCTATTATCACTAATACTTAGAGAAGATTACGGTGTTTCTGTGCAAGGCGCAGATTCAGATGGGATTTACATTGATGACACGGGCATAACGTCTTCAGATGTAATAACGTATTTAACAGAAATAAGTAATATTGAGCGAGAATTTGCTGATATGGATTTTGACGTGTATAGGGCGGCAGAGGGACTTTTTATTGAAGTGTTTCCTGGCTACTAAACAACAGAGATATGGCATATACTACACAAGACTTTCTAGATGATTACGATGTTAGGACGCAAGACATTCCTTTTGAACGTGATCGTGGAGGAACTTCAATGGAGTACGAAGTAATTATTTATAATGATTGCACAGGAAGAGAATTAGTGGGTAATGTATGGGCAGAGGGTTATGATTTTTTACGTGACGATTTGCTTGAAATCATGTCTGATTGTGAGGCAATTGAAAACATTGCGTTAATAGTTTAAACAACAGAGATATGAGTGAATTAGATGAAGCATTAGATAAAATTACTCCACGTCTTTTAGACTCATTAGATTATGGAGAAGAATATAAACTGACTCCATTATTTACTTTGTACCATTATATGGATGATGATTTTATCGTAGTTAATTTAGATGATGGTAAAAATTGGGAAGAATTACTTGTCGTTATGTATGATGATCGGAGCGTAGATTTTGAAATAGTTGATAATCAACTCTACAACAAATACAGTTAAACGTTACTAATGTATAGAAACCCACTGATCAGTAGAATTTGGGATGGCTTCACCAACTCAGCCCAGGATGAACTTCTGGCTATGATCGGTGAATTTCGCCTGGACTATGTGCTAGAAGATACATTCTTGTATGGCTTAGACATTGTAGAGGAAGCAGTTATAGAAGAAGACTATGAAAGGGCCTATGGTGTATTCGAAGAGATATACCCAATTGTGATGCGCAGAATTGACATTGACTTATTCCAAGAACTTTTAGGAGAGGCATACTTTGCCATTTAATAAACACCCGTATATATATAGATATGGCAAGACGCAAATTTGATGAAGAGGTAGTCGAAGAAACTACAACCGAAGTAACAGAAACCGTGAGTGAAGGCCCCGACACCCACGAGCAATTCGTAACAATCCTTGTTGATATGGGGCTATCAGCAGAACAGGCAGAAGCCGTGCATTCAATGGCAATGGATCTAATCAATGCAGGTGGAGTCGAAGAAACAACAGATACTGAAGTGCAAGAAGAAACTAAAGTAGAAGCCAGCCGTGCCCGTCGAGGCACTAAGCGTAGCAGGTTTGCACGCAATGCTGGACGTAGCGAATCACCGCGTCGTTCACGACGATCGGAGATGAGCCAAGAAGATCGCACAGAGCGTCGAATGCGACGATTGATGCGACAAAACGCTGACTTGAAAAAGCAGCTAGTTGAATTGGGCGCACGACCTGCCGCCCAGCCCCTACGCAACCGTCCAGATGTGAAAGCCCCACAAGGCCCAGCATTGAACGCGCCCAAAGGAGCAACCGCGCAGGCATTAGAAATGATTAATAAACTACGGAACACATGAGTTACCCAGTAACTACACGACGTTCAATGCGTCAACGCAATTTTGCTGCGGGTCAAGGCCCGACAGTAAGCCCTGCTACTACGTATGCAGGTGTACTTTCTACGCCTTTTGTTGCACCAGCCCTTAAATTGGCTGACACATTGAACAAAGGATTTGTACGTCAGATTGACGGCATCCAAAACAAAGCAGTAATTTCTAACCTGTCATCTGTGACAAACGTAATTCAAGCGGCCAACTGTGACTGGGCTGATGGAAACGATTTGATTTTGGGTGAGCGCGTTTTGGAACTAACTGACCTGGCAGTAATGGAGGCCCTTTGCCGCAAAACAATTCTGCCTACTTGGGCTGGAATGACTGGCGCACGGGAAACTATGGGTGCAGGATCACCAGAATTTCAGGCGTTTGCTATGGCAACTGTTGCAGGATATGCAGCACAAGGCGTAGAGAACGGGATCTGGCAGGGTGCTATGGCAGCAGGGCAAAAGGGTTTTCTCTCAGATACTGGGACTTTAGACGCTACAGGCTATCAGGCTTCTATTCTCGGTACTCGCGATGGAGCTGGTGCTGCTATTGTCAATGAAGTTACAGCAGCCGCTGCTTCATTTGCAGGTGCTGCTTCTGTTATCGTAGGTGCAACAGGTGCATTCAATTTGGTTTACGAGAATGCCGTGACCAACTGCCCTGCTATCTTGAACCGAACTGACGTTGCTTACTACTGTTCGCCAAAAACAGCAGGTGCCTATATGCTAGGTCTTGCGGTTTCAGGCGCACATCAAGGTGTGAATATGCGATCAACAGACCAAGCGTTTGATACATTGCAGTACCTAGGTATTCCAATTCACGTTTGCCCAGGTATGTATGATGAGGCTTTGATTCTTACATACGAAGAGAATTTGGTAGTAGGTTCTAATTTGAACACTGATTACACCACAGCCCAGTACATTGACGCGTGGCAATTTGACGGATCAGACCAGGTAAAGATCGCTATGCGATTCGGAACAGGTATGCAAGTCGGAGTACCAGGCGATGTAGTAGTAGGTGGTGCAGCAGCATTGTTCGCTTAATTTATAGGTCATGGCTTGTACTATAGCAAATGGAAGAATTGTAGATTGCGCTGACTCAGTTGGTGGAATCAACCGTATTCTAATCAGCGCAGAATATAAGGAAATGACCACCAACGCTGCCTTTGTAGCAGCATCCGATACGATTTCAGCAATCGGAGCGCAAGTGTTTTATACGTTTGAACTTCGCCCTGAGTTGTCAAGTTTGACTGTAAACTATCAGGCTGACAAGGCCAGCGGAACTACGTTCTTTGAGCAGGTTCTTAGCTGTACTTTTCAAAACCTTGAGATTGAAGACATCGCAGATATTAAAGCACTTTGTCAAGGCCGCCCTAATATTTGGGTTCTCGATAACATGGGTAAGTGTTGGTTGATCGGAGCGAAATACGGATGCAATGTAACTGGTGGAAACATCCAGACAGGTACAGCGTTTGGTGATATGAATGGTTTTACGATTGACTTTACCGCGCGTGAAGAGAATCCAATCTATTTGGCTACTGCATCAGCCGCTGGTGTTGCAGGTGCTGATTACCCATTGGATCTTGTAGCGAACGCAACAGTTAATCCACAGCCATAAATTTTTGGTTGAGTATATGGTTAGGAAAGGGGCGGCAATTTAGCTGCCCCTTTTTCATTGAAACAAATTTAGAAAACGTATATAAACTAGTATGATCCAGATCACAAACGCGAATGCCTACCAATCGTTTTTTTTAAAACTAGATGGATACAGCGCAACGACAATAACAAATGTGAGGGTAAGTTTTACTAATCAACTTACAGGAAAAAAAACTAGCTTTGGATCTGTGACTCCGTTAACAACAAATGGTAGGTATCAAAATATCCAGGTTATACCGCCAGCAGCACCACACGAAATGGTAGAAGGTTTGTATATGGCAGAGATAAAAAACAATGATAATACCGTAACTTACGCAACACGCCTGGCCTTTGTTTCATCTGTTCCTGCGTTTAAAGAAGCACAATTTGCGGCTTACGAAGAACAAGACACAGAAACATATAACGTATACGTCAAATGAAGAAGCAATTTCTTAATGTCTTAAATTACACTAGCACAAATACACCTCAATTCGTTGAGAGTCAAAACCGCGAGTGGGTAGATATGGGAAAGGATAACCTTTACCCACACTACCTGGAAGAACTGTACGTTAGTAGCAGCATCCACAGCGCAGTAGTAAAAGGTGTTTCTGAAATGATTTATGGAGAAGGCCTTGATGCCATCTATAAAGATTTTAATATTGAGCAGTGGCTTAAAGTGCAGCAAATTTTTGGCGATCAAAAATGCTTAAAGCGTTGCAGCCTGGATTTAAAACTTTATGGTCAGTGCTACTTTAACATTATCTGGAGTGTAGACAGAACTACTATTTCAGAAATTCATCATGCTCCTGCTGCTACAATCCGAGCAGGCATTGCTAATGATGAGGATGAAATTACAACGTTCTATCACAAGGCTGATTGGAGTGACAATAAAGAGCCACAGGCAATACCAGCGTTTAACACAAATGATCGTACAGCAGCTAGTCAAATATTGCACATTAAGCTGTACAATCCCTTGTCTTTCTCGTACGGATTGCCAGATTATTTAGGCAGTACAAACTATATAGAAGTAGATTCTGCACTGTCTGAGTACCATTTGAACAGTATAAA